CCTGGTGGTAGTGGCGTTCCTGCTACTGGTGCTGGTGTCGCCGGCGCTGCGATCTTCGCTCCTGAAGCTGCAACGTAGGCGTTAAGAGCTGCAAGCGCGTCTTTCCATGATTGTGCTGCCTGGTTGCCGGGTGTAGGCCAAAGGTCGGAGGGGCTGACGCCTTCTGATATTTTCTTTGCGTAATCTGCTACTTGCTTATTTGTCATTCCCCACTTGATCGCGAGGTTATTGATCTCTTCATCTGAAAGTTTGCCGTCATTTAGCGCTGCGAAGAAGTCGAGATAAGTCTGTGCCTGTGCCTTTGTGACGCCCCATTGCGCTGCTAGTGCGTCGACTTCCTTTGTCGTAATCTTTCCATCATTGACTGCGAAGATTGCGCTGGTGTATGCAACCACCGCTTCTTTGCTTATGCCCCACTTCTGCGATAGGACGATTACTTCTTCTGCTGAAATCTTTGAATCTGCAACAACGCCGAGCAAGTCTGTGTATCGCTTGATTGCATCGTTTGCCTTCAGTTGCGCTTCAAGGTTTGCCAGAATTGCTGTGACGCGTGCTGCTTCCTGGATGTTCGCTTGCTTTACAAGGTTTAGGCGTGCTGCTTCAAGTTGGATCGGATCTGTTTCGTTTGTTGGTTTGATTTTGAATTTTGCCAGCGCTGCAAGCGCCTTCTGTGTCTGAATAAGTTTGAGGTCTGCTGCTGTGAGCGCCTTTGTGTTCTTTCCTGCTGTGCCAAGATTAACGTTGAGGCCTTTGAGACTTGAGAGGAAGTCATCGGTCGTTCCGTTCAATCCGTCGAATGAGAATTCTAAATCTTCACCGGATCCTTCGAGCTTTGTCATCTCGCTATTGGCCTTCTTGGTTACAAGATAAAGGCCGCCGAGTGTGGCTGTAAATGCGGCAACGCCTGCGACGGCTGCTGCTACTGAAATTCCGCCGGTGGCTGCTGCCTGTGCCGCCGCTGCTCCAATCGCTGCTGCTCTGATCGCCTGATAAGCCTTTACCAGTCCTTGTATGGCTGTAACGAATGCGATCACTTTGCTTGCTACAAATGTTGCGGCAAATATCGCGCCAAGTGTTACGAAGACTTCCTTATGCTTTGCTACAAATGCAAAGACTTTGAAGATTGCAAATCCGAAGCCGACAATGGCTTTGATTGCCTGGGTCATAACGGCAACGAGTTTATTTCCATTTTCAGCGAGGAATGTTTGTATCGCAGGGATAACTTTCGTCACCATGACTGTGAATAATTCTTCAAGCACCGGCATCAGCGCTGTGCCTAGTGTTTCTTTCGCTTCGTCAAATGCGATCGCCAAGCGCTTCATTCTAAATTCAAAGGTGTTTGCTCTGGTTGCTGCTGCTCCACCGAATGTCTTTGCGGTAAGCGCAAGAACGGCGTTGAGGTCTTTGGATTTAACCATCGCATCCGTAATTGGCACGCCGAGATTCTTGAGCGCCTTGTAGTTTCCTTGCAGCGCTTTTGTTACCGCGTTTGTCGCTGCGTCAAGGTCAACGCTGCCGCCTGCTGAAACATCAAGGGCCAAGCCGAGAAGTGCTTGGGCATCTGTAACGCTGCCGGTTACTGAGGCGAGTTTTGCTAGCGCCGGGCGAAGATTGTCATCAACTTCTCCGAATGTGCGCTGGATCTGGTCAATCCATGCTTCTGTTGAAGCGATCGCTGCGTCGGTTGCTCCTGTGGTATTTCGAAGCGAATTGGCAAGCAACGCCTGGGATTTTTCATCTGCGATCGCAGCCTTGACTGAATCCACGCCGATCTTGACGGCGAATGCTGCGCTCGCTGCAGCTGCTAATCCGAAGGCCTTTCCTACCTTGCCTGCAAACTTATCGAAATTCTTGCCGAGCTTGTTGATATCTCTGGCTGCTGCCTTGCTGCCCTTATCTGAATATTGGGTAATAATCCGGGCGGTTACTGCGCCTATTGCCATGCTCGGTTATCCCTTCTGTTTCTCTAGATTGGCTTGCAGGGTCTTCTCTGCGTCGTCCATTGCGGCTCTAATATTGCGATAAATCCGGGGGCGATCGCGATCAATGACGGCCCATATTCCGCGACTGGCTTTGCGGAAGCGGTCATTCAATACGCCGATCATTTGGCGTCCGGTTCCTTGCCCTGGTGTCCTGCGTCCTGCGACTTCGAAGATAACGCCCGAGGCGGTCTTGTTTAGGAGTGCGCCTGCGCTGGTGGTGTAATCGGCCCTCACCCGGCCTTCAGAACGGGTTTTTACGATGCCCTGGCGGATCGCCTGTGGATCCCATGCCGGCCAGCCTTCGCCACCTCTGGTGCTCTTACGTGGGTTCTTTGCCGCCGTCGTTCTCCAGCCACTCATGGGTGGCTTTGTGTCTATCTGGTCTTTGGCTGCATTTTCGGCCAGACGCAGCTCGTCGTTGACGACTTTGTTCAGCCGACGAGCTGCGTCTTTGTCGAATTTCTTCAAGGCGGCGGTGGTTTCTTTGATGCCGCTAATTACAACGACTTCATTGGCCATGTTTGTTTGCCGCCTTTGCCTTCTCCTTAAGATAAATCACGATCGCTTCAAGGATGCCGTCTGGTGCATCCATTAATGAAATCGGATCTATTCCTGTTTCCACAGAAACTGCTGCTATTGAATAGGTCAGGCTATCTCTGTGGATTCTGAATTTGGGTCTGTGTCTAGTTGCACTCCTTCAAGCGTATCTAAGAACTCAGGGCCGAATGGTTTTACAACGACTCCGTTTGCTCTCAATGCAAGCCACCCGAGGTAATAAATATGTTCGAGTTTCTGCTCTTCGCCGATCAGTTTGGCTAGGCCTTTGCCGTACTTCTGTTCGAAGTCGACGATGATGCGTGGTCGTAATGAGAACGTTTTCTCCACGCCATCAGTCGTCTTGACTTTGATATTTAATCCATCCATCTTTCCCCCTACTTTCTTTAGGTTGTTGTCTTCGTAATTGCGCCGGAGATCGGCCAAGTTACAGATGCTGTTGCTAATTCACCGACGGATCCATTTAGTGGAGTCCATTCTGAAACAAGAGCAGAAAACGCGTATTGCGGATTCACTGCTGTTGTCGTTCCGGCGACTGGCTTTGCTACTACGCTGACTGCTGTTCCAAGCAACGGATAGATTGTTTGCTCGACTGCTGATGTTGCGTAGTCCTGGTGAAATTCGAACGTGACGGAATTGTCTGCAAGACCGGCCACACGCGTTTTCGCTGTGTTTCCGAATGCAGTAGTTTCCACGATATCGAATGTTGAATTTAGAGTGATGCTCGAGATATATGTCGAGAGATCAGTGCTTCCAAATACAACGGATGCGTTTGTTAGTACAAGTCTTGGCATTATGCGACCGCCTTTGTGATTGCTCCGGTTACTGGCCAAGTCACAGATGCTGTGGCCAATTCACCGACGGATCCGTTGATCGGAGTCCATTCTGAAATTATAGCACTGCATGAATATGACGGATTGAATGCGCTGGTGGTCGAGCCGTTTGGCTTGACGATCACAGCTGCTGCTGTTCCGAGAAGTGGGTAGATTGTCTGCTCCACTTCGCCGGTTGCGAAGTCCTGGTGGAATTCGAGCGTTACTGAATTGTCTGCCAAGCCAGCAACGCGTGTCTTTACTGCTGTTGACGCGAATGCTGTCGTTTCGACGACGTCGAATGTCGAGTTAAGTGTTACTGATGCGACCAAATCGCTCAGATCCACTCCGCCGACGGAGATAAATGCGTTAGTGAGAACTATGCGAGCCATTATTTTGTCGCTCCTTCTTCTGTTTCTGTTTTGATGGATGGGGTTTGTGCTGCTGTGTTACTTGCTTTGATGTGGTTTCCAGCGATCAGGGTTTCTGCGCTGACTCCTGCATCTTGCAATTCTTTTGCGGTGATTGTGTCGCCTGTGGTCTTGCCGCAGACTTCTCGCTTTGAGGTTACTGTGTATGTCATGTGGTGCTCCTTATCCCCAGATGGTTAGGCGGTATCGGTACGAGAGAAATGTGTTCGATTGCGAATCGTATGTTCCGGACTCTGCGCCGATCACTCGCAATGTCTGGCATGTTCCGCCTAGCGTTCTATCTCCCTCTATTGCTGCTTTGATGGATGTTGCTCCTGTGCCTGCAAGGTATCCATCGAGCTTGTCCTGGCCTGCTCGCTCTGAGAAGCGCTGGACGATCACATAAATGTCGACGTTTGCTTGGTCTAATCCCCGGGCGTTATCGATGTCAAATGTGAAGTCGAGCTGACCCACGATCGCGCATGGTGGTGTTACTGGTTCTGGGATCAATTCATAAACGCGAAGCCCTGAAATTGTTTGAAGTCTTGTCTTGAGTGCATCTCGCACCTGGCTTGGTTGCATCGGCATTATTTAGCCAGCCCATTGTTCTTGCGGAATGGTCGAAGCAAGGCTTCAACGTCTGCGTCTAGTTTGGCTGTGAGGCGCACTGTGCCTAAGTCCGGGCTTCCTGCGATTCCGAATGGCGACTGGCGGCGTGTAAATAATCGAGCTGATTGGATCAAGGTTGCCATGTTGATCTCTGCTGGTACTGCGTTCCATCCCCAGACGCCGGTGATTCGGCATGCCTGTGGCAAATAATAAGGCCAAACGTATCGGCCGATTGCAAGGATGCGGTTTACTGGCCATCCGCGCTGTGGGTTGTTCACTGGTTCGAGCATGTAGTCGCTGGTTGCCCAGACGGTATCCCATGTCTGGTTGAAGTTGTCGTCTGTGGCTACTTCGGTAATCGAAACGTTATCGTCCATGTTCATCGTCCAGGGATCTAGCGGCGTGTAATAACGAGCGACTGGTGATTGCGTGGTTCCGTTGCGGTAAAAGAAGCGGCCGGTGTAGTCATCGATCATACGGCTGGTTGCTGTGATCGCTGCTTCGAGTGGGGTGTCGTCCACGCTATCTGTGATCGCAAGTGAGGCCTTTAATTCGGCCAGGGTGCAATAGGCATTAGTTAGGGCCACGCTTCGTCCTTCTTTCCGGTTTCGGCAGCATTGCGCGTTCTAGTTTGGGATCGGCGGTTGCTGTTTCCTTTGCCGGCTTGCGCCGGGTCTTCTTAATCTTTCCAAATATCATGATGAATCTCTTCCATCCAGAAGCTCTTCTGGTGCGGCAAGATTGCAGCTGTGTTTACGTGGATCGTAAATCCGAGCGCCTTTGCCCTTCGGCAGAATAATAAATCCTCGCCGATCCATTCTCCGTTTACTGGCCCATCCCAGAACCAGCACCAGTCTTTGCCCTGGTTTGGATCTGCGACTTCGCGCATCTTCTCCAGAACGCTCCGGTGAACGAGCAGGCATCCTGTTCCTGCTGCGTCAATTTCGAAGACTGCGTTCTTGTCGTATTTGTAAAGCGGAAGGAAGCCGTTATCTGAATCCTGGAATATTGCCGGGACTGGCTTTGGGTAAGGCTTGCCTGGTACTCCAAATCCTGCAAAGACAAGGCCTGCGACGATCGGGCGGTCTTTGTCGTGGGCTGTGTCGATCAAGGCGTCAAATGCTGCGACGCTGAGCTGCTCATCTGAGTCCAACATTAGAAGCCAGTCGCTGCTGGTGTTATCGAGAAATTGTTTGACCACTCGGTTGCGTTGCTTTGATAAAAGTCCGGAACCCTTAATTCTTACAAATGGCCCGAGTCTGCTGCTCCTTGCTTGTGCAAGTTGGATCAGTGTGTATGCGAATGATCCGTTTACGGATCCTGGATCGCAAGAGCCGATTGTTACTTTGTGTCCTGTCTTCATTTGTTTCCCCCTGTTTAGAAGTGCAGGGCGAGTGACTCGGGGGGTGGGCCACTCGCCCTGCACAATTTAGTGCTGTCCTTCGATTAGAAGGTTGGTGCGCTTAGACCTGTGCCTGAAATGATCGAGGCTGCAAGTGGGTAGCGCTCTGCTGTGAATGCGGAATATCCGTAAACGACAGACTTGATTGTGAGGTTGCCAGCGCCAGTCGCATCGAAACGAAGTGCGAATGGTGATCCTGGCTGCTCCCAGAGATGTGCTTCTCCTGCTGTTACGCAGTAGATCTCATCCTGGTTTGTTGTTGTTCCGTATGTTGTTCCGATGTTTGCATCGGTGATGATTGGAAGTCCGAGCATCTGGTATCCGGAGTTTCCGTAGATTGGCGCTCCGCCGACTCCTACTGCGTTCATCGCGCCGTTTGCTGCTGGCACAACGAGTGGGCGGTTTGTGCTGTCCACTGCTGCGAGAAGAAACGCGAGGCGACGTGGGTGAAGTACCCAGTGTGTAGGTGAAACGAATGCGTTTGTCTGGATCTGCTGAATTGCGTCAGCGAGCTTTGGATAAAGCAATCCGACTGTTGGTGCTGTTGATGTGAATGTGACGGCATTTCCACCTGAAGCGCGAAGGCCCTTGATTGTGCCTGCTGTGCCTGCACCATTGAGGATCTGTGAGTCGAGTGTTGTATGCCATGACTTGATCAAGTCAGCAATAACGAATGAATCGATGCCTGTTCCGCGCTCTAGTGCCTGGCGAGAAATATCTTGCTGGCCTGCGATTGTACGAACATTTACTGTGAGCAATGTATCGTCAACATCAGTTTCTGATACTGCATCGTTCTGTGTAACTTGAACAGCCGTTGAGCTTCCTGTTGTCATGCGGCTAATGTTCAGAGTCATTCCACTTGGTGGAAGTGTCATCTTGTTTGTTGCGAAGTCAGCGAATGGGCGTCCTGCGCGTGCGTATGGAGCTGCAAGGTCGACGAGGTATTGTGGAATTACAAGACCATCGAACTGTGCTGTTCCAACATCGCGGCGCTCGATTGACTCTTCACGCATGTGGCGTGCGAGGCGCTCGTTTGCTGCGTAGTCATTTGAGAATTGCGCATTGAATGCGTCCTTCACGAATGATGCATCTGAGTTTGGTGAGTATGTGCGCTCTTCGCGTGTAACTGTTGCGCCGCCTGTGCTGCGTGGCATTACAACGTCTGAAACTGCTGCGCGGATTTCAGATGCCTTTGCATCTGCATCTGCCTGTGCTTTCATCTTTTCGATCTTTGAATCGAGTGAGCGTGATTCTTCAACGAGTGAGTCGACCTTCTCGGTTTCCTCTGCTGTGAGGTCAGTGCGGTTCTCTTCTGCTACTGCTTCGAGAACTGCGTCCATCTCTGACTTGACTGCATCACGACGCTCGATCAACTTATCAAGGAAAGACTTTGACATGTGTTGATCTCCTTCTGATTAGGGTTTGGATCAAAGTGGTGTCACTTCTTCTCGCGGCGCATATTGGGTGCGAGAGGCGCTCCGGCTTTGTATCTGCTGATTGCAGCAGAATTCTACTTTGTATTTTCTACGATTGCTTTTGCGAGTCGTAGTGAAATGGATCGAGGTGATGCTTCTTCAACCATTGGTTCTTCTTCGGTCATCGAATCTTCTACTTCGATTTCTGTTTCCACTTCTGGCTCAAGTCCGAGAACTGTTTCCAGCATCGATTTTCCTTCGCCAAGATATTCGTATGATTCGTCGATCTTGTCGAGAATTGCCTGGATTACGATCAGGCTTTCTCCTGTGATCTCGCGGCCTTCTTTGATTGCCTGTCGAGCTGCTGCGATCTGTTCTCTGGCTTCGACTGTGGTGGTTGGATAGGCCGGGTAAGTAACGACTGAAACGTCGCCATCTGCTAGCGATAATTCTGTAAGGGTGCGCTCTGTTCTTCCTTCGTTCCACTTCTGGCGGATGACTCGGAATGCGAAGCTCATCTGATCAACGTCGCCGCGCTCGACCAGGGTGTAAAGGTCGCGAGCTGCCTGGGTGTCTGGTAGATCGGCGTCCATGTAAAGTCCGGCTTCGTCTTCTTTAAGGCGAAGGGTTCCGTTCTTTGTGCGTGCTAAAGGTAGGCCTTCGTGGTTGATCAAAAGGCGCACATCTGGTGTTTCGCTTAGCGTCTTGCGGAATGCGCCGGGTGCGATTCTTTCAATGAATGGAAGCGGCACGCTGTCGTCGTTGAATACGGCTGCGTATCCAGAGAGGCGCATGGTTCCGTCTTCTGCCTGGCGTGCTTCTACGTTCTTGA